ATTCAAGTAATGTATGATTTATATGGTACTCCATCGCATTCATATAATAGCAATGGATACACAAACTACTATTATAAAAATCATTTTGGTGACGGAAATAGCTCGCACTTCATTAATATGGAAGTAAAAGAAAAGAAGGGAAAGATTGCAGAAATCATCTGCTTCGAAAGTTATGAAGGCCCTTACGTCCCAGCAGATTTTTAATCTTTTCTCCCACCATAGTCACAAAGTAAGTTTTAGGATTCTAACGATTAATCGTTAGAATCCTTATTTTTTTCTTCCATTTCATAACGAACAAAAGCGTAGAGCACCTGCCGTTCTCCGTAGCCACATTGCATGACCGCTGACGGTAGCAGGTGATGGTCCCGGAAAAGGAGATACATCGCCTGCACCTCGCCATCGGTCCGGATTAGTTTTTTACGGCTTGATCCACCTTGTCCTGTGTCGTATAGCCGTTGAGTTCTGTAATCTGTGCTGTGAGATCGGCGATTTCACCGGACAGAAAGAGTTTCCGGATGATATCAGCCGGGATAGCGGCACCGAATTTTTCCAGGAGGTCTTTATTCTTGAGGTCCGGGTCGGCGATACCCGCAAGAAGCGTCTGGGTCTGCATCTTGTAGAGGTCGATGTTCTCCGCGCTGCCGTTTGTGAAATCGACGGCCATCTTCTGGATATCGGCGTAGCGTTCCGGGTCGATGGCCTGCAGCGTCACTATGAAATCAAAGCCCAGAAGCTTACTCAAGCGTTCCATCTTTACTTTTTTCGTCGGCTTATTTGCCAGCTTGTTGGCGATGTCTGCCTTCAGCAGTTTGTCTACCATATTCATGTGCGTGTTCTCCTTATGCTAAATCTAAAAAATCCCAGTCCGAGAAGGTGAAGCTATAGCTTTCTTCGCCCATCTTATCGACTTCCCAATCCGCCAGGATAAGGCTATCGAAGGTGGCATCCTTGATGACGATACGTTCACTGCCGATGGCATCTTTATCATCAAGGACGGAAACAATGGTCACGACGGTCTGCTTGCCCGCCTTGATATTATCGTTCATCTTCTTAATCATGTAGCTCGAGACTTTATGGAGCTTCAACTGCCCTTTGCAGTCATAACCCGTAACCTTATAGCCCTTGCCCACATGGCGAAGCATCTTCACTTCTTCTTTGGTTAACGTGACCTCAGCTTTAAAGGCCGTCGCTTCGGCCATCAAATCACCGTCGATATAGAGGTCGGCATACTTGCCGTTCATCACTCGTTTGGCTTCCATGCTGTTCATTGTGCTTCACCTCCCTTAGATATTGACGCCAATCGTAACATCTTCCATGGCATCCAGAAGCGAGGCGTCTACAGAAAGAAAGACATTGCTGCCGATGTTGGCCAGCTTGATTTCCATGTCTGACATATCCGCCAGCTCTTCTTTCGTATATTTGCCATTCGATTCCAGCCAAGTTTTTGTCGCTTCCACATCGATGTAAGCGGTATTCTGCCCTTCTTCCAGCAAGCCTTCCTGGGCCAGCTGATCGAGGTACCCCTGAACTGCCGTCACCAACAAGCAGCGATTGGCATAGCTGTTTGAATATTTGCCAAGGTAATGGTCCTGTGCCGTCGTGCGGATATCGTCGTACATCATGTCCATCAAATCAACGAGCTTGATTTTCTGGAACGATACGCCTTTGCCCTGGACGGTTGTAACCAGGGAGTTAATGCCGCGACCCAGCTTGACCTTTTCCCCATCAAAGAAGAAGAACAGCTTCCCTGCATTAGTCATGGTATCCATTTCTTCCTGCGTCCAGACATCACAGCCAATAACCTCCGGCAGCGGCGCATAAGTGCAAGCAATGGTCATCGGCGTTCCTGCGATAACGCCTGCGATGCGGCCGCAGTACTGAGCTGTCGTGTACGTCTTCGTGCGCGTGCGGATGACTTTATTGACGAAGTTAATGACGCCTTCCGTATCGGCTGTGCAGTCCGGCAAGATGGCCTTGATACGCTTGTTCTTATTTGTCCGCATCCCCTTAATCCAGGTCGCAATCGTGTCGATGTGGTTTTCTTCGATATCCGGAATAACCAGATAATCGAAGCGCTTGTTTTCGATGGTTTTTAAAATGTCAGTATAATCATCTGCGTCCTTACTGATAATCTCGGCAATGACTTTCTTCGGACTGTTTACGTAGCCGCGAAGAGTCAGCTCCAGCTGCTCACGGTTGCTGTCCGAGAGTTCTTTCGGAATGTCATCAGCCGTATAGAGATTCACTTCCGTCTGGGACGGCAGCGTCTCTTCCTTCAAAATCAACAAGACAATGCCGCGGGCACTGCGTGCGATGGCGCTGATACCTTTTTCTTTGAACACGACATTGATAGATGGCATTTTCATTAGTTACGTCTCCTTTCCCTGGTACCGTTGATGCAATACCTTCATGATTTCTGCCGTTTCCACTTTTTCTTGGGCGTCATAGTACTGGAAAGTCATCGTCAGACGCCCGCCATCATTGTCCGTCCCCATCAGTTCCTCAGTGATAGAAACGACAGGAAGATAGCGGTCGCCGACATTTAGTCCATTCCAGAACAAATCCTCCACAGCAAAAAGCACGGCATAGATGGCCGTGCTTTTTTCCTGTTTCTTCGGTAGATACGTAATGTAGAGGTCCGTATCCCGGTAGACCTCGTTTTCTTTTTGTGGCGTCGCCACCGTCATCGTTTTCAGGAAGAAGGCCGGCGGCGTAAAGCCTTCTTTCACTTCCTGCAAATAGACGGGATAAGGAAATTTTTCTCGCAGCGCTTTTTGTGCAGCCTGCAGGATATCGATATCATGAATCATGTGCCGCCTGCTTTCTTGAGGAGTTTCTTCGTGAGTTTCTCCAGTCCCGGCTGCAAGTCACTCGCTTCAAATTGTTTGACGGATTTCTCTGTATAGTACTGCCCTTCGTAATAACCCACCGTCCTGCCACCAGGCGTTTTCTTTACATGGCCGTTGTTCAGCAGGTGATGAACCGGATGCGTATTGCGCAACTCATAGACCAGCTCGGACCCGTTATAGCCTTCTACTTTATGCTTCCAGCCCTTCTTCAGCTTACCCGTACTGCCTTCCGGCGTGTTTTTTACGCACGCCTTCTTGAGTTTATTGCCGATAGTTATCAGGCCTTTTTCGGCAGTCCCCGGGAAATCATCGACGGCAGTCATCAACTTAGAAGACAGCTCGTCCAATCCGGTCATGTCAAAATCGCCTTTACTCATGTATCCGTCCCCCTTATTTCTTCTGTACAGTACAGCTCCAGCGCCTCATGGCGCATGTACGGGTCGACGATGGTGTCGATGTCGTAGAGGTGGTCCTGGTACTTTACTTTCATATCATGGGTGATCTGCGGACGCCAGCGGATGGTAATCAAGGTGTACTCGGTATCGGCCTTACGCTCTAGTTCGTAGAACACTTTACCTCGTGCCGGCTTAATAGACGCCCAACAGCGACAGATGACAGCATCGGTCTGTGTATCAAAGCCGTATTCATCGGTCACGGCTTTCTTGCTCAGGATTTCGATGCGCTTATTCAAAAGCCCCGTCTTCATGGCACACCTCCTTAAAATGCGCTGCGGCGTACCCCGAAAAGAAGCCAGCGCAGGCGCTTTAAAAGGCCTGCATAATCCGCTTCCTCCCGGTGTTCATAAAGAAAGGCCGCTGCGTAGAGAATGGCTTCGTGGAAAACCACGGGATTCTCTTCGGCATCGGCTTCATCGCAGCGGGATATATCCAGGCACAGCGCCTGGGCTGTTTCCAGGGAAGATTGGATGACCTCATCATTCGAAGTATCATCTTCGTCAATCCGCAGGTATTCTCTGGCTTCTTCCAGTGTCACAATCATGGCTTATCCCTTCGCTTTCATCTCCAGGGCCTTGACCGCTTCCTTGAGCATCAGCATGCCGTCGACGCGCTGGCTGGCAAGGAAGCCGATCTGGCCGTTCGCTGCATACAATTCATTGAGTCGCTTAAAGGAGCGGGATTCACGGTCCGCAATCCAGTAATAGCTGAAATCACCAAAGAGCACCGGACGGTTACCTGCTGCCAGTTCCGGTGCAAAGGACGTGCAGTAACAAGGTCGGTTCAAAATGGTATCCGGCGTGCCTGCGGTGACAGACGGCTGCCAGATATAGTTGCCGTTGTTGTCCTTCACTTTACGCAGGGCCTTAATGGTCGCATCGTTCAAGAGCCAGACGGCCTTGCGGCGATACGGGATACGCAGAGAATGATAGAGGTCGATAACGTCGTCAAAGGTGATGGAAACTGTGGTGACCGTAACCCCAACTTCAGCAGACGGAAAGATGCCAGTCGGCTTGTTCTTACCATCGCCAATCAGAAAGGCTTCTTCTTCCTTCGTACCAATACGGCGGGCAAATTCACCAGCAATGTAGCTTTCAAGATTGAAAACGCTGTCGTTCAGCAGTTCTTCCGAAACGCGAATGGCCGTGCCCAGTTTATAGGCTCCGATGGACTGCAGGCCAAACGTATCCTGGCTATCCGGATAGAGTCCATTTTCTTCCATCCAGGCCGCTTCCCCATGACCCGTTACGATAGGGATCTTGCGGTCGCCGCTGGTATGAATAACCGTCGCCAGGCTGCGGAAGAAGTTCTCTTCCTGCAGTTTGTCGATGAGCTGATGTTCAAATTCATCCGGTACCAGATAACCGCCATCGGCATCGGTGCCTACGCTCAGGGAGTTCTGTACATCGATGAAGTTCTTATGGCGGATACTGTCCCAGAAAGCTTTACGGTAAGCATCGGATGCACGGCCAGTCTTTTCAGGCGTTTTATTACCTGCTCCCGGAAATTCGGTAATCGGTGTCGTTGTCGGCTGGGCAAGTTGTGCATCGAGCTGTTGCTGGCGTTCCAGGCGGTCGATTTCTTTACCAAGGTTCACGACATCCGCTTCCATCTTATCGTAGCGGGCTGCGTCTTCTGCGGAGACCATGCCGTTTTCATCGCGAACAGTATCCAGGAAGGATTTTGCTGCATCCCAGAGATTTTTGCGCTTTTCGCGCAGTGCTAAAATCGTATCCATTGTTGTCCTCCTTAATGAATAAGCAATGCCAGCCGTTTTTCTAAGGAAGCGGCTGGCACTTTATGAATAGGTTCATGAGGTTTTAGTTTTTGTACTAACGAATTGGTGACAGTGACAGGAGTATAAATCATGGCTTCTGGTTGCTCCCCATCGTCCTTCTTCTGATCGAAAAGGATTTCATCAGCAAAGCCAAGTTCCACGGCCTTTTTGGCATTAAGCCAGGTCTCGTTATCCATCATGTGAGAAATCTTTGTGCGGGCCAAACCGCTCTTGATTTCGTAAGCATTGATGATGCTTTCCTTGACCTCGCTCAACATGCCGATGGTCTTTTCCATTTCTGCCTGGTCGCCATAAGCCAGGGTCGCCGGATTGTGGATCATCAGCATGGCCACCGGCGACATACATACCTTGGTCCCTGCCATGGCGATGACGGAAGCTGCCGATGCCGCCAGGCCGTCGATCTTGACGGTGACGTTGCCCGGATAATCCATGAGCAGGTTATAAATCTGTGCGGCTGCAAAGCAGTCTCCGCCTGGGCTGTTAATCCAGAGCGTGATATCGCCGCTTCCTGCATTCAGTTCATCTTTGAATGCCTTCGGTGTCACTTCATCACCCCACCAGGTTTCGTCGGAAATCTGGCCGTCGAGATAAAGTGTTCGGTCACTGCCGAAGGTATCCGGTGCTTCATTTGTCACCCACTTCCAAAATTTATGTTTCATTCGTTCCTCCCTTCTGGGCAAAAGCCCCGGCATCCTTGAGTTTTGTCATGCTGCCGTTGACAAGGTACAGATTGCCGCCTTCTTCATCGGGCACAGGGTTCATGTCTTCCATTTCCCGGATGTCATTCGCCGACAGCCAGCCATTTTGCCGGCCTATGCTGTAACCCGTCATGCGGCTCTCGTAGTCACCGCGCATTAGGCCGTTAACATTGAACTTGAGGAAAAACTGCTTCTTTTCTTCTGGCAGGAACAAGGCTTTCTGCATAGCTTGTTCCCAGCGGATGACCCACGGGTCCAGGGTGTACTTTACAAATTCCATGGACTGCTGCTCGATGTTGTTGAAGGAGCTTTTCTCCAGGTCGCCAATCATGTGCGGTGGGATGCGGTAGAGCCTTGCGATTTCATTGAGCTGAAATTTTCGCGTTTCCAAAAACTGTGCTTCTTCCGGCGGGATGCCGATCTGCTGGTACTTCATCCCTTCTTCTAACACGGCCACTTTGTGTGCATTGGCGCTGCCCTGATAAACGGCATTCCAAGAATCTCTTACTTTCGCTGGGTCCTTGAGAACTCCAGGATGCTCTAACACACCGCTGGGGCTGGCACCGTTTGCAAAAAAAGAGGCACCGTATTCTTCACAAGCCATGGTCATGCCTACGGCATTCCGCGCCATGGCAATTGGTGAATAACCGACCAATCCATCAAAGCCAAGACCGGGAATGTGCAACACTTCATCTTTTCGAAGCGGCACCTGACCATAGGGCTTGATGGCTGGATTCTCATCGGTCGTCTTGGTGTAGATATAGTAAATCTGACCATTCTCATCGCGGCAGACAGTCATCTTGTCCGGCCGCAGCGGGTAGAGTCCCTGCACACGCCCCAGCTTATCACGAATGATCTGTGCATAGGCATTACCCCAAATCAGGAGATGACTCATCAGCGTTTCACGGAAGATGAACGACGTCATCTCTGGATTCGGCTCATCGTGTAAGAGATGATAGAGCGGATGATCATAGACTCGCTCTTTGCCGCCCGGTGTATAGCGGTAAAGCTGCAGCGGCAGGGCTGCCAGGGTCTCCGACAAAATACGAACACAGGCATAAACCGCCGTTGTCTGCATGGCCGTAAACTCATTGACGTTCTTTCCACTCGTCGATGGTCCAAAGAGATAGCGGAAATCCGTACCGAGATAATAGTCCTGCGGTTTATCCCGCGATTTGAAAAGCTGAGAGAGAAATGGAATATGCATAATTACCTCCT